CTGCCGCTTTCATGGCCGACGCGACCAAGTTCGTTAAGTTCGTCTGATAACCGAAAGGTAGGCCGTTATGGCCGTCTATTCGGTCCAACAAAAATACTTAACCGACAATTACGCGGTTGTTGTATTAGTCACTAACGCCGACCCTTTAGAGGTTGGTCAGTCTGTAACTATTGCAGGGGTTGACGCGACCTTTAACGGCACTTACACCGTTAGAGAGTTGCCCCAGTACTATTTTACAGGCGTAGACGAACAAGGCTTTTTTCAATACGACATTGAAACCCCAATTGCCAACCAAGTGCTTGTTGCCAAGACAGCTGCAAACGTAAACATTGTTGCCGCTACTGGCACGTTGACAACAACCCCTGTTTGCACTTGGGTAACAAGCGACAGCCAAATTGAGGATTGGTTAGGAATAGGAACGGCGACCGCGTCAGACCAAGCATTTATTACGCAATGCCGGCAGGCTTCAAATGAGTTTTGCTACAGGCGTAGGGCCGAAGCGGGCTATCGCAATGAAAGCCTTACGACGGTGCCTAATGCTTCGGTGCTTTTGGGAACAATTGCTTACGCAGGCTTTTTGTACCGTCAACGTGGCGCCGTAACAGACTTTGCTGGGTTTGACGGTTTGGCGTCGGGTGGAAGCATGGGCCTTAGCCCAATGATTAAACAACTATTGGGCATAGATCGCCCAGCTGTCGCATAATGCCCGTTGCATACACCGACCTTTTTAACAAAGCGCTCGACGATTTAACGGCGACCCTGCAAACGATCACGGGCCTAACCGTCACAAATGACCCGCGCTCGCTCAACCCGCCGTGCGCTTTCATTGACGCCCCTAGTTTCGTGGCATGGAACTACAACATTGTCAAGATCAGCTTCCCCGTTCGACTAATCACATTAGGACCGGGCAACCTTGACGCCCAGCGGTCACTTATGAACATGGTTGCCAAAGTGCTAACTAAAAACGTGGCAGTTGTTGACGGACGCCCAACTATTGCGGTTATCGGCGGCAGCGAACTTTCGGCCTACGATCTAACAATTGAAATGCAAGCCCAAACAAGTTAGGACCCCATGTACATTATTAAAAGCCCTCGCATTGGTGTAGTTGGCCAAGAATTCAAAGTTCGACAGGGCTTAAACGTGCCTGCACTTATTTGGGGCGGGTTTATTGAGGAAGTCCAGGACAAAGCGACCGAGGAAGTAACCGAGGAAGTATCCACACCGGCACCGAAAAAAGGTGCTAAAAATAAGAAAGCAACGAAAGAGGAATAAACACCATGGCAACTAGCACTTATTTGGCAACACCGGGCGTTTCGGTCAATGGCGTTTCGCTTACCGACCAATGCACCGCAGCAACTTTTACGCACCGTTTTGACCAATTGGAAAACACGACGTTTGGGCAGACCTCGCGCCAGTACCAAGCAGGATTGGGCAACCACGAAGTCACCCTTTCACTTTTCATGTCATACGCAGCTAGCGAGACTTACGCTACTTTGGCAGCATTAGTGGGCAATTCCGACATTGACGTAATTGTTGACGCGCAAGGGGAGCTCTTTACCCTAACCAATTGCGCATTGCTTGAAATGCCTGTCGTGAACGCGACCTTGGGCGAGCTTTCAACAATTGACATAACCTTTGTTGGCGGCACTTACAGCGTTGCATAATTAGCGCCGAACAATCGGCCCGACACGAAAGAAGGCACACATGCAATTAACCCTTGAAGTAACCAACCACGAAGGCACGTACCAAGTAAGCACAAACCTTTTTACCATTGTGCTATGGGAACGCCGTTTTAAGCGCAAAGCTGCCGACATGGCAAACGGCATTGGTGTTGAGGACCTTTTATTTTTGGCGTGGGAAGCAAGCAAACAATCCAAAATTGTTGTGCCGTCAGAATTTGACACGTACTGCAAACAAGTAATTAACGTTGAGGTAATCGCGCAAGAGGCCCAAAACCCTACCCAAGCGGCACCTACCGCCGGCAATTAGCCGAACTGTTAGTTGCAACAGGGTGGGCGCCGCATTGGTACGCGCAAGTGTTTGACACGCAAGACTTATTAACGGTGGCTAAAGTGCTAGGGGAACGAAACAAAAGGTAACCGGCATGGCCCAACAGGTTTTACAAATTCAAGGTATCCAAGAAGCCTTAGCCGAACTAAACAAAATTGACCCTTCCTATAGGCGCCGAATTACCAAACGCATTAGCAATTCAGGCCAAAGAATGTTGGTTGAAGCTCGCAGCATGGTTGCCTACTTTGACAACAGCAAAGGCAACGGCGCCCCACTTTCAGGCATGGTTCGAGGCAACCTAGTTAAAGGCCGTGAAACTAGTTGGCGTACCGATCAGGTGCAAAAAGGCTACAAAATTAAAGTTGGTGTACGCCCAAGCCGTGAGCGTTACGTCAACTTTGACAAAGGCGGTTACACCCAGCAAGTCGTATTTGGCGCCAAGCCATACCGGCTTATGGTTGTGCAATCCACCGACCCTGCCGGCGTGATCTATGACCATGCAGGGCGAAACAAAAGCAGCCTTTTCGTTACCAACTTAAACACCCAAGAAGGTGGTCAACCGCGTGTTATTGACAAAGCGGTAGAAAACAACCGCCCGGCAGTCGAGCAAGACGTTTTGCTAGTTATTGAGGACGTCATGCAAAGGACTAACCGCAATCTAAAAAGCAGGGTCCGCTAATGGCAATTAACATTCCGATCATTACCACGTTTGTTAATACGGGTATTCAAGCCGCCGACAAACAATTAAAGAAATTTGGTACAAGTTCTAAAAACGTTGCTAGCGCGGTAGGCGGTTTAAGCCTGGCATTTGGCACCGTGCAACAAGTGTTAGGGCCTGCAATTACCGCAGCTTCAAACATGCAGGAAAGCATGTCAAAAGTAAACGTTATTTTTGGCAAGGGCGCTAGAGACGTAGAAAACTTTGCAGCGTCGGCCGCTCGATCTATGGGGCAATCCAAGCAAGCCGTTTTGGACGCTGCCGGTGCTTTCGGCACGTTTGGTAAAGCAGCCGGATTGGTTGGACAAGACCTTGCAGTATTCAGTAACGACTTTACCGAACTAGCTTCGGACCTTGCTTCGTTTAATAACACAAGCCCAGAGGAAGCTGTACAAGCAATTGGCGCCGCGCTACGTGGCGAAGCCGAACCTTTGCGCCGTTTTGGTGTTTTGCTTAACGACGCCACGCTAAAACAAGAAGCGTTAACCCTTGGCATTTACGACGGCAAAGGCGCGCTAACCGCTCAACAAAAGATTTTGGCCGCGCAATCTGCCATTTACAAACAGACTGGCGACGCCCAAGGCGACTTTTTACGCACAAGCGACGGGCTAGCAAACAGCCAACGAACCTTGCGCGCAGAATTCGCAAACGTGCAAGTTCAATTGGGCCAAAAATTGTTGCCGGCAATGCAGGACTTCACCCAAGCATTGTTGAGCATTACTGATTGGGTTCGACGTAACCCCGAAACTTTTAACGTCATTGGTAAAGGTTTAAGCATTATTGCCGAACAAGCCTTGAAAGCGTCTAGTCGCGTTTTTGCTTTCGGCCTTGACCTAGCAAAATTCATTGGCAACACAGTTGAAGCCGAAAAGGTAACCGGGGCTTGGAACCAACAACTTGGCGTTTCTGCAGCTCAACAAATGCGAAACGCCGACGCGGCCGGCATTTTTAACCGATCTTTGAAAGGCACAACCGAGGAAACTGGCGGGGCAACCAAAGAGCTAAACAAACTTTACGACGTCTTAAAAGACAAATTAGGCGACGCGTTACAAACCGCTAAAGACGACCTAAACGACGCCCGCGACGCTTTCAACGACTTTGGCAATAATGTGGCCGACGGCATAAAAAATGCGTTTAGTTTTACCGACGCCAAAGACGCAGGCGACGAAACAGGGGCAGGCTTTCTAGCCGGGCTTAAAGATCAAGTTGCAGGGGTCAAGCAGTACGCCAACAACGTAGACGTTTTGCTTACCCGTGGATTGTCACTAGACGCGTTACAAGCCGTTTTAGACGCAGGCGGACAGGCAGGCGCAGCAATAGCCGCCGAACTGGTTGCAGGCGGTCAGGAAGCGATTACAGGCCCTAACGGGGTTAACGCGCTGGTTGCCACGGTCCAAGACGTTGCCGACAAATTAGGCCTAGACAGCGCGAGCCGTTTCTACCAAGCCGGCGTAGATCAGGGCAACGCCCTTGTTGCCGGGTTGGAAAGCGTCCTTGCCAAGTACGAAAAGATTTTGAAAAACCCAAACCTAAGCACCAAACGCCTTAACGCGCTTTTACAGCAAGCCCAAACGGACATTGCTTTTACACAGATCACGGCAGGCCAACCAATTGCTACCCCAGCGCCAACAGCTTCGAGCATGGCAAGCGTCGCGGAACACCAAGCAATGCGCGGCAGTAGCGCGCCAATTACAGTAAACGTTAATGGTGGCATGGCAACAAGCGCCGAAATTGGGCGCGTAGTAGCCGACAGCCTTAAAGCCTTTACCCGCCAAAACGGCCCGCTTGAAGTACCCGTAGTTGGTTACAGGTAATGCCCGGCACGGCAATAACCCAAGCCGGCAATTACAGCCTTTTAATTGACACCGGCTACGACGTTGGCAGCTTCACGCTTGACAGCGACATAAAGGGCTTACTAGACGGCGTGTACCCGCTGGGGCCGACAACAGACTTTGCCGACGTTACGGCAAGTACAACACAAATAAGCATTAGGCGCGGACGCCGCGACATAGGCGACCAGTTCGCAGCGGGAACAATGACTTTTACAATAAACGACGTGGACGGAATTTTTAATCCGTTTGATGAAAATGGGCCGTTTTTTAATACCCCGGAAGCATTGCCGGGCCTTGCCCCATTGCGCGCCGTGGAACTAATCCGCTACGACAGCACTAACAACCCCGAATACTTGTACCGCGGAAAAATTGTCAATTACAACTACAATTTTGCGCTTGATGGAATTGACACCGTTACGGTTTATTGCAGCGACAACTTTTACTTATTAAGCCAAACGTTTATGGACGAATTAAACGTTGCCGTTGAAACGTCAGGCGAACGAATTGAAACCGTTTTAGACCTTCCTGAAGTGGACTACCCAGCCGGCGCCGCTCGAAACATTGACACCGGAACGGTGGACCTAGGCCACGACGCCGCATACACCGTGCCAGGCGGTACAAACGTTTTGGCATACCTTTTGCAAATAAACCAAACCGCAGAATTTGGCCGCTTTTTTGTGTCACGCGACGGGGTTTTAACCTTTACCCCAAGGGTGGGGCAAACACTTAGCGCGCCTGCAATTGACTTTATGGACGACGGAACAGGCGTACCGTACACAAATTTGGGCATAACCTTTGAGGCCGACAGCGTGACTAACAGGGCTTATGTTGAAAACCTTGGCACGGTCAATGCCACCGCCGACGATCTTGCAAGCCAAGCAGCCTTTTTTGTACAGACCTACAGCATTACTAACAGTTTGCTTGACGACACCGAACTAGTAGCTGCAGCAACTTACCTTTTAGACGGCACCCCGGAAGCGCGCTACAACAGCGTTGAAACCGTATTTGGTGCCCTTACCAACGCCCAACGGGACAACGTGGCAACCGTTGACATTTCCGACACGATCAGTATTCAACGCACATTTGTTACTGGGTCCTCAACAACTACGTTGGCCCAGGAGCTTTCTGTGGAAGGCGTCGAGCACACGATTACCCTTGACGGTCACCGAGTTGCTTTGTTTACAAGCCCAACAACAATTGTGTACGAACTGATACTTGATAATGCAGAGTTTGGAAAAATTGACGCATTAAATGTGCTTGGGTGATCTAGGCTAAAAGCATGGGCGCGAACGCACAAATAGCAGTACCAAGTTTTACAGCCGGGCAGGTATTGACCGCCGCGCAACAAACACAAATAAACACGGGCATACCTGTATTTGCAACCACGGTTACGCGTGACGCAGCGTTTGGTGGCACAGGTGAAAAGGTGCTTGCCGAGGGACAGTTTGCGTTTACCGAGGACACAAATACGACTTGGTTTTATACGGGTGCGGTTTGGTCGCCTGTTAGTGGAAACTTTGCTACAGCACAAACGAACAGCGCACAAACCACAACAAGCACAACTTATGTGGATTTGGCGACGGTTACTTCGGTAACGGTTATTACTGGCACAAGCGCTTTGTGCATTTGGCATTCTGCAGCAGCCAACGCAGCCAATAACGCAGGTGTTTATGTTTCGGTCGCGGTATCAGGTGCAACAACAGTTGCAGCAAGTGACACTATTGCAAACTACACACAAACGCCATCTTCAAGTTTAGGAATTTATTTTCCAATTCACAGCGGACATATTTTTACTGGTCTAACCGCAGGCAGTAACACTTTTACGCTCAAATATCGCACAACTTCAGGCACAGCAACTTTTGACACAAGAGGAATACAGGTCGTAGCGTTATGAACAGTTTTCAACTAATAACCGCCGCACTTGATTTAGGTTATGACATTTCGCTAACTATCGAAGCCGACGGTTCTATGTGGACTGGAACAGACGACAACCGAACCAACCTAACTGCAACACAAATAGCCGAAATAGAAAAACACGCAACCAAATTAGAAAAAGAAAAACTAGCAGCAAAACAGGCTGTATTTACCAAACTTGGTTTAACTGCAGACGAAGTAGCCGCGCTACTAAGTTAATGAAATGGCGTTACATGATTGGGTACGCGCTTTTAATTGCCGTCGTAGTTTGGGGTTGTAGTGGTTGCACAGTTTCTAAAACGAATATCGAATACCAATGTTTTACAAAGGCCAGTTGTGAATAAAACACCCGAACAACATCATGCTTCGCTAATCGTATTTGTAGGCCGCTTAATGGCCTTGTGCTTTACGTTTACCGTTATGGCGTTTATTTACGGAATTTTGTTTGTAGATCAGCCTACGGAGCAAGCACCAACTGACGCGCAATTAATTGACCTACTAAGCACGTTGTTAGTGTTTCTTACCGGCACACTTAGCGGCCTTGTTGCCTCAAACGGGCTAAAAAGCAAGCCAGGAACATCAAGCGAATAATGATTGCTAAAGCTAAACCCGGTGTTGTAGGTGCGCGCGACTACATAGGTAACAGCGACGGCCCCGCAGCTGGTAAACGTGCTGGCACCGAGGAATGGGTACGCCAAGCTGCCAAGTATTCAAACGGCGCTTTATGGAACAATGGCACTTACGGGCAACGTGACGTTCGCTCAAAGCCGGGCACATTGTCAGTACATGCCACAGGTCGCGCAATGGATTTGTCATACAGAAAAATGGACGGCAAAGGCATTAAAGAAGGTCGCGCGGTATCAAAAGTTTTTATTGACAAAGTGCTAGCAAACGCCAACGCTTTCGGCGTACAAATGGTTATTGATTATTTCAGCAAACCTTGGGGCGCGTCGTGGCGTTGTGATCGCCAAGCGTGGAAAGTGTACGAAACAAAAACCGTGTCAGGCGCACCCGGTGGCGATTGGTGGCACATAGAGCTAAGCCCGGCGTTTGCCGATAACCCGGACGCCGTAAGAGCCATATTTGAAGCGACATTTGGGGTATCCACAACCGCGTAACAATCGTTGGCTAGGGTTTTTCCACCGACGGAAAGCCTAAACCTATGACAGAGCCGCAAACCTTTATTTACGAATGTTTCATAACAACCCTTGAAACAGGGCAGCAAGTTATGGTTCAACTATTCCGCGACGCGGACACTTTTGATTGCTTACATGCGCAAATGGTTTATAAAAGCCCGGCGCATGGGACGTGGGGTAATCCCTACCAAATGGAAAGGCGCTAACCAATGTTTACCCACAGAATTTACACAGCTCTATTTGCCCTAGTTTTGGGCGTTTTGATTGCTTTCGGGTTAAGTAATGCACAGGCCACTGCGCCAACCCCACAGGTCGTAATTGCTTCCCTACCGCCAACGACTACAACTACAACCACAATGCCCGCATTGGTCACTACGTGCTCGCAGGTGGCGACTTTGGCCGTTGCCGAGGGATTACCCCAAGCCGAACTAGAAACCGCTTTACGCGTCGCTGTACGTGAAAGTCGTTGCACAAGTGACGCTTTCAACCCCCACGACACAATGGGCGGGTCAGCTGGGATTTACCAAGTTAATTTCTTTTGGTGCAAACCCTCGACGTACTGGCCTACCGGCTGGTTACAAGCACACGGCATTTTGCAAACATGCGACGAACTATTTAACCCAGTAACAAACACTAAAGCCATGGTTGCCATTTGGAACAACAGCGGTTGGCTACCATGGAAAACAGCAAACTAAATGCAAGAACAGCCCTACCCCGACAACACACTAAGTGAGGAAACCCGACGCATGTTAGACCCGACACAAACAGCCCTGCATAGGCACGAAACAGTAATCAAAAACTTGTTAGACGAAATTTGCAGGCCCGCACACATACCGTACAAACCAAAACACGCCGACTTGATCGCCCGGCTAAAACATTTGGCCGTTGACCTAGACCTAAGCGGAAACACAACCGACTGGCAAACAGTAAGCGAAGCAATCGAAGCTCTTGGCGGGTGACATGCCACAAATTGCATTAACCCAAAACGAAATTGACTACGCCTACGCCGTTGCACGTTTACGCATAGATTGGTGCGACGCGCGCGGCGCAAAACACAACTACGGGCTAACCCCAGCGGACAGCCTAAAAGCAATGAAAATAGGCTGCATTGGTGAGTTCGCTGTAGCCAAATACTTACAGCTCGCCTGGGGTTTTGAGCCCTACAACAAAAACGCTAGCGACGTTGCCGGCTACGAAGTAAGAAGCACATTGCGCGCTAACGGTTGCTTGCTTACCCATGAGTGCGACAAACCCGCAATATACATTTTGGCAACACTTGACGCCGACACACGCACGGTAAGCCTTCGAGGGTGGCAAACACTTTACGAAACATGGCACCCAACACGTTGGGCAACCAACATGCCGGCACCGTGCTTTATGACGCCACAAAGTTTGTTACACCCAATGGATACGTTGCCCGCAGCAATTTAAACCCGACACAAAAGGACCCGACACATGGCTTTTAGCATTGACAATTACGTAGACGTGCCAACCCGCTTAAATGAAGCGTTAAAGCGTTGGCCGAACCTTCGAATACAGGAAACAAGCGCCGAAGTTGTAACCATGCCCGACGGCAGCACGTTTTACCGTTGCACCGTAACCGTTTGGCGCGACGAAACAGACCCATTGCCAAGCATTGCGACAGCTGCCGAACCGTACCCCGGCAAAACCCCATACACAAAAAACAGCGAATTTATGGTTGGCATGACTAGCGCGTTAGGCCGTGCGCTTGGGTACATGGGTTGTGGCGTAAGCAAAGCCATTGCAAGCAAAAACGAAGTACAAGCCCGCCAAGACCAACCAACGGAAACAAAACCAAAAGCACCTGGCACATACCCCAAGCAGGCAAGCCAAAAACAGGTTTACTTCATAAAGTCCTTGGCGAAAGGCGCCGGCTTTGACGACGCAGCTTTGCACGATTACATAGCCGTAACCCTTGACAGCGACGCGGTGACGCTCGAAACGTTAAACCCCGATCAGGCCACGCAAGTAATTGACGCAATGAAAAAATTACCTAGCAGCAAGGGCGACTAATGGACCTAGCACAACAGTTAGAACTACTTGCGCGCATGGTGCGCTTAATTGAGGAAATGCAAAACAGCGCGGACTGGTTAAACAAACAAGACGTTGTAGCGCATTTGCGTTGGTCCACCGAACATTTGTCGCGTGAAATTTGGGCGCGCACAATACATAAGGATTACGCCACAAATGGCAATGCTTGAAGCCCAGTTTAAAAACACCGTTATAGACATTGCTACGCGTTACGGCTGGTTGGTACACCATGACTTGCCGGCAATGAACAAGCGCGGCAAATGGGCAACACATGTACAAGGCGACAGCGGTTTCCCTGACCTTGTGCTGGTCAACGCTAGAGGTGTGCTAGTTTTCGCCGAACTAAAAACAGACATAGGCATTGTTCGTAAAACGCAAGAAGCATGGTTGGACAGGCTCGAAAAGTCGGGTGCAGTAGTCCAGGTATGGCGACCTAACCAATTGCCCGTAATCATTAAGTTTCTAGCTTGCGCGTAAGCGCTCGACTAGCCAAGCCCTAAGCCCGTTGCACGGTAGTTGGGAACATACGGCAACGTAGGTAGTGCGCTATACCCGCAATCATGCGCGACGAAATGACCGGGCCAATGGCGCGGCAGCGTGTAAACATAATCACGCATAAGCAAGTTAGAGGGTACGGGTTAGGGCAACCCCGTGGGTGGGACTTAATCACATTAGGCTGTACAACGTGCTAGACGTTTCCCCATAGCGTTTAGCACACACAACGAATTAACATACACACAAACAAACACAACAGACTTGGACCCGACACAATGCACAACCAACACCGACCGGAAGCAAGCCGGCCTGCCGGCGCGCTAGCACAAGCCGAAGGCGCGTGAGCATGGCAACCAACCTAAACAGTCAAACACGAAACAAAACAGAGTTCAAAAAGAACCGCGCTCGACTACTGGCAGACAACCCCCCGTGCCATTGGTGCGGCGTAAACGTAGCAACCGAAGCCGACCATGTGCTTTCCATTATTGAAGGCGGAAGCAACAGCATGGACAACCTTGTAGCCAGTTGCAAACCATGCAATGCGCGACGCGGACAACAAGTAAAGACCCAACGCGAACGCCACAAAACCCAACACCCACAAGGGTTTGATGAGCCGAACACGCACAGCGTTTTTTTACCCGATCAGACGAAGCCCCCGCAAGACCTTTTTCGTATATTCCCCAATAACGACGGACTGGCCGTAACTGGCCACGACCGGCCGAGATTGGAAACGACCACGCACAGCGGTTGCCGATCAGCAGCGGCGGACATTGGGGGCTTTGCCCAAGAGGTATTGGGCGTGGACTTAATGCCTTGGCAGTTGCATTGTTTGGCCGGCATTACCGCGCAAGACGCCAACGGTGATTGGTTGCACCGGGTTAACTTGGTTTCGGTGGCGCGCCAAAATGGAAAAACAACTATGAACGCCGCCTACCTCGGTTGGTATTTAAGTACGCAAGGAAAAGAGCGCGGACGCCCGGTAACGGTTATTACAACAGCGCACAAACTTGACCTTGCAACCGCTTTCTTTACATACCTTGCCCCAATTTTGCAAGATCGTTTTGGCGCCGAAATTAGTTGGTCGTATGGCCGGCAAAAGCTAATTATGCCGGACGGGTCAACGTGGCACATTCGAGCCGCTACCCCTGCAGCCGGTCACGGGTACAGCTGTGACTTAATAATTGCGGACGAAGTTTTTGACATTAGCCAACAGGCTTTGGACGAAGGGCTTTTGTACACCCAGCGCGCAAAGAAAAATCCTAGTTTTCTTATGACGTCAACAGCGGGTACGCAGGAAAGTTTGGCCATGCTTAGGTGGCGCGATCAGGGCCTTCGAGCAATTGACAGCGGCGAACAAACAAGCCTTTACTTTGCGGAATACAGTCCACCGCCAATTGACCCAATGACGCCGGAAGCGTGGGCGTATGCCAACCCAGCGCTTGGGCATACGTTGGAGTTAAAGACAATTGAAGCGGAAGCGGAAAGTCCTAACCGAAACGCATTTTTACGCGGGTCTGTAAATTTATGGCAGGCAAGTACAACGGCATGGTTAGAACCCGGTGTGTTTGAAGCGTTGGCAACCGATCAGCCGGCGCCACCGGGCGGCGTGTTAGCCGTAGAAATTGCGTTAGACAACAGCACGTATACCGCCGTGCGCGCCGTTCAAGTAGGCAACAAAACCCATGTAAAAATAGCGTTTGTCGCGCGAACCGTTGCCGAACTATGGGCGCGTGTAGACAACGAAATTGCCGAAAACCCCGGCTTACGTTTAGCCATAGTGCCAGGACTAGAAAACCATTGCCCGCCACAACACGAACGCCGGCGCACAATCGTTGGCTACAAAGAATTACTGAAATGGACTAGCGCGGTTAGGGCCATGATCTTAGAAAACCGCATAATGCACAACAACGAAAACTTGTTAAACAGTCATGTTGAGCGCGCCGTACTGATTAAACACCAAGGCAGCGTTGCCGTTTCAAGCACCCGATCACCCGGACCAATCGAAGCATGTCGTTGCATGATATGGGCTGCCGCGCTTGCGTCACGCCCACAGCTAATCGGTAAACCCGTAATCGTTACCAATTACCGCTAAAGTCGTTTTGGCATTAGTCGGCTTGCTTTCCGTCGGGGATTGCACGGCGCCGGCTAGTGCCACCTAAAAGCGTGAGATTGTGACACAATAAAACTATGGCCATTTTTAACAAGAAACCCGAACCGCCAAAAGTTGTAAAAGCAGCTGCCGGCAGTAATGCGGGCGCGTCACAAATTGGCAACTTCTTTGCGTACACAGACGGCGTTTTGCGTAGCCGTTTTATGCAGGTCCCAACGGTGTCAAGGTCGCGCGATCTTATGGCCAGTTTGATCGGCTGCCTTCCATTAGTCATGTACAAAACCATGTGGAACGGCGACGAAATGGAAAAAGTGCCGGAAGCGCCACGCAGTTGGCTTAGTCGAATTGACAAAGGCGTAACCAACAACTTTATTTTGTCGTGGACGTTTGACGACTTACTTTTTTACGGTCGCGCATTTTGGTATATAACTGATCGCACCGCCGACGGATACCCAAGCGGTTTTACACGTCTACCTGCCGCAATGGTTACGACACAAGATCAGGCACAAGGCACAGGCGTTTGGTTTGGTCCGTCAAAACAAATTTTGTTTCAAGGTTTGCCAGTTCGTTGGGAAGATTGCGTACAGTTTTTAAGCCCAATTCAAGGACTTATTTACACCGGTGCAACGTCAGTAGATACCGCGCTAAAACTTGAACAAGCGCGCAATCGAAATGCGTCAAGCCTTCAACCTGCAGTTACCTTGCGTCAAGTTGGCGGTGAGCCCATGAGCCCCCAAGAATTGCGGGATTTGGCCGCGGCCTATGACGAAGCTCGTTTTGCGTCGGCCACAAGTGCGGTAAACGAATTTGTTGAAGTTATACCGAACATGGCAACACCGGACAAAATGCTTTTGATTGACGCCGCCGAATACCAAAGTAAAGAAATCGCCCGCATTGCAAACGTCCCCGCGTACCTCGTTTCCGTGAGCATTGGAAATTACAGTTACGTTTCGTCTAGCGAAGCGTCACGCGACTTGTACACGTTCGGCGTAAAACCGTACATAGATTGCATACAGGAAACGCTTAGCGCGGATAACGTCCTGCCAAGGGGCACCGGGGTAATGTTTGACATTGAAAGTTATTTAGCCAACGAATACAACACAAACGTTGAAGTACAGGAAACGCCAGAGGAAATGAGGCAAGCAAATGCTTAGGTTGACCCCACAAGAATTAAAGATTGACGCCGCGCAAGGCGACGCGCTGCCACGTAGAACCCTTGCCGGCGTCGCCCTCGAATACGGCGTTGAAGCCGTGGTAAGTGACGGCCAAAAGGTCCGTTTTGAAAAAGGCTCATTGCCATTGGAAGGCAAAAAGCCAAAAATGTATTTGTACCACGACAGCACACAACCAATTGGCGTTGTTACGGCGCGCGAGGAAGTCGGCAACTACGTAATGTTTGAAGCCAAGATCAGCGAAACCGCCCTTGGTAACGAAAGTTTGCAGCTTGCCATGGACGGCGTTTTAGACAGTTTGAGCGTTGGCGCAATCCCGGTTGAATTTAGTTTTGACGAAGCCGGCACCATGGTTGTTACCAAAGCCGAATGGCAGGAATTGTCGCTTTTGCCTTACGGCGCATTTGAAGCCGCCAAGGTTGAGCGTGTCGCCGCCAGTATCCACCAAAACGAACCCGAAGTAGAGTTAAATAAAGATCAGGACACAGAAAAGGAAACAACCGAAATGACCAACCCAGTAGAAACCCCTGCAGTTGTTGAGGCTTCAACAGTTCAAACCATTTACGCACAGCCACGAAAATTGCGCTTGCCTTCCACTTCGGAATACATTGCAAGTTATGTGCGCGGCGGTGCAGATTTTGCACAGATGAACGCAAACATTGCAGCAGCTCGAATTGAAGCAGCGCCGGGCGTTGCACCTTTTATTAACACCGAGAGCACCCCAGGCATTTTGCCGGAAATTATCACCGGCAGCGTGTACGACGGGCTTAACCCAATTCGTCCGTTCGTAACGGCAATTGGTACCCGCGCAATGCCAACCGCAGGCGCTACGTTCCGCCGTCCAAAAATTGTTACACGTCCGGTTGTTACACAACAGGCCGCACAATTTGACGATCTAAACGCGTCAACTGTCAGCGTGTCAAATTCTGACATTTCAAAACTAAGTTTTGGAACGTATGTAACCGTGTCCGAACAAGACCTTGACTGGTCAGACCCTTCAAGCATTGACATCATTCTTAACCAGTTGGCAATTGCCTACGGTCAAGCAACCGACAATTACGCGGTTGACACATGCCACGCAGCAATTGTGCAGACAGCTTCAGTTGCAGACACCGCAAGCGGTGCCGATTGGGTTGCAGCGATCTACGACGGTGCCCGCCAAATTTCGGCAACGTCAAACTACTTGCCTACTCACATGGTTGTAACACCTGCCAGTTGGGCCGCCCTTGCGTCGTCGGTAGACAATCAAGACCGTCCAGTATTCCCATACACGGGTGCACCTAACCTTATGGGTCAAAACGCTGCAGGCAATTCGTCTGCAACTTCATGGAACGGCAACCCGTTGGGCTTGGTGTTGGTTGTTGACAAAAACGCGCCGGGCTCATTTATGGGCCACGCTGCAGGTCCTGCAGCTGGTTTCGAATTCTACGAACAGCAAAAGGGTGCGATCAGCGTTGAAGTACCGGCAACCATGGGACGCACAATTGCTTTCCGTGGATACGCTGCCGCTTTCATGGCCGACGCGACCAAGTTCGTTAAGTTCGTCTGATAACCGAAAGGTAGGCCGTTATGGCCGTCTATTCGGTCCAACAAAAATACTTAACCGACAATTACGCGGTTGTTGTATTA